GGGATGATATAACGCCTTATGTGAACCAACAACTATATGGAGACAATAAGGCTAAATATAAAGGTGAGTCGGCTTACAGGAAGAAAGTGCAAGCCGCTACAAAATTTTACGAAGAAGTATTCTCCAAACTTGTTGATGATGAATACAGTAATAAAATTAAAAAGCAAAAACAAGAGTTGGAAGAAGAAAAGATTAAGCTCAGGGACGAACGTAACGAGAACAATAAAGAGTTAAGGATTCAAGCAAGGATAGATGAATCATTAAATCATTTACAAAAATTAATTGCCGATACAAGTCCATACATAGATTCGTATACGGATTTTATTAGCGATGGCGATAATGATTTAATTATTTGTCTTTCTGATTATCATATCGGTGGTGAATCTAAAGAGACACCTGTTTCTGGCGAGTATAACAACAACGTAGCTAGGGATAGATTGAAACATTATCTTGCGAGTGTTAGAGATATTGCATATAAAAACCAAAGCAAGAACGCATATGTCTTTTTGCTTGGAGATATAGTTGATGGTAGGCTTCATTACTCTCAGGCTTTATCAAACAGACTGAATTTAATAGAACAGATTCAACAGGCATCAGAGGATATATCTTGGTTTGTTTATGAACTATCACAAATCTTTGAGACTGTATTTGTTTCTAGCGTTGCGGGAAACCATAGCAGGATTGGAAAGAAAGAAGATGTTTTGAGGGACGAACGCCTTGACGATATGATTACTTGGTATATGCAAGCGAAATTACAGAATGTTTCAAATGTAAATTTCGATTTAGAATATACAAAATTAGACCCAACTATCGCATATGCAACTATCAGAGGTAGACAATGGATTGCCGTACATGGGGACTACGATGAATATTCTTCTGGCGGAGTTGGTAAGTTATCTTTATTATGTGGCTTTATACCATACGCAATACTTTGCGGACATAAACATACGACCGATTTTAGAGATATAAGCGGCGTTAAGTATATAAGAAGCGGAACTTTTGTTTCTGGCGGAGATTACGTTATAAAGCAAAGAATAAAGGGTAATCCTTCTCAGGCTGTTTGCGTTGTAGATGATTATGGAATAAGGGCATTTTACCCTGTTGAATTAAATTAAGAATAAAAGGAGAATGTAAGTTTTGATTACGAAAAAGGATTTTGCAAAAAGATACGCAGAGGTTTTTAACAACGATAGTGTAGGAAGTGTTATAGACGCTGATACAGCTTCCTTTATCATTGATACTATGGCATATGTTATTAAAGAAATAATTAGCGATATGGATATGGGTGAGTCATTTAATTTTCGCGGACTTGGAACATTTACCAAGAAAGAAAGACATATTAAAACGAAAAATCTTGACCGAAATATAGACGGTGTATATCCAGTCGTCACATTCGCGCCGAGTATTTCACTCAAGGAATTTATTCGCGGTGAGTACGTATAACGAAGAGTATATCTCTATTGAATTAACAGAAGATGAATTTGAAATAATTAACAATGCCATATGTGAAATATTAGATAATAGCTATTACGGTTTGGGATTTGAATTAACTTTAAAATCCCTTAAAGATAAATTTGATGATATAAAGGCGGTGTTGTAATGGCGCATGAGTTAAAAAGAAAAAAGAGAGAGATTAAAGTTACTAAGAGGGTAACAATAGACCCTGACCATGCAGTACCGATGGTATGTACGATGTGCGGAAAAAGTTCTTCGCTTTATACCAGAGACTTTATAACATCACACAATCCTATTTATGGCTTTTTAAATCTTGTTCCTGTGTGTAAGAGTTGTGCATTTCTCTTATACAACAGTTTGGTCGCGCAATACAAAGATGAAGATATGGCGTTAAAAGCTCTTTGTATGAAATTAGGTCTGTATTATAGCGATAACATTACAAGTACATTAACCATGACTGGCGATAGGCGGCTCGGAGAATATCTTAAAAAACTGAATATTAAACAATATCAGGTTAAGACATTTGAAGATACGTTATTTGAAGAAGGTTATGATTTATACGGAACTAACAAGGAAGAAGAACAAGAAGAAGAAGCCACTGAGGAAGAAACTAAAGCTCTTGATGAGAAACACAAAAATATCTACAAGAGAACAATAGAAATGTTTGGAGATTCTTTTGACGATGATGATTTGCTATATCTTCAAACGCAATACGCTGATTGGACAAGGCGTTATGAATGTAATGAAAAATCTCTTGAGATTATGATAAAGAATATTTGTCTTATGGATTTAGATATTCGCAAGTCAACACAGAACGGCGAGGACGTAAGCAAGAAAATGGCGGCTCTTAATAAAGCCATTATTGATGCAAACTTAAAGCCTGTCCTTGATGGCGGCTCTGATGTTGGAGAATATTCATTAGGTCAATATATAGAGAAGTGGGAAGATGATAAACCAATTCCAGTATATGAAGACCCTGACTTCCAAGATAAGGACAAAATTTTAACATACATACAAACATGGTTCTTCGGGCATTTAACCAAGGTTTTCGGAAGACGTAACTCATATTCTGACAAGTATGAGGAAGAGATATCTAAGTACACTGTGGAAAAGCCAACATATGATGGCGATGATGAATTAAGTGAATCTGTATTTAGCGAAAGCGAATAATTGATTCATGAATGTTATATCAAGAAGAAAACTGACACAGCGTCAGCTTAGAGAAATCCGAGAGCAAACAAAGATGAACGCTATCGCCCGAATGACAGCGTTCTATAGAGCGAATCCACACAGATTTGCAAAAGATTATCTCAATATAGATTTGAGATTGTTTCAAAAAATATTGATATATATGATGAATTGGAGTACACACTTCATATTCTTTGCCAGTAGAGGTTTAGGTAAATAATTTGCCCCTCATGTTGGAAACGGCATGAGTGCATAGCGGAATTAAACGGGAAAGGCTGAGACGCTAACCCGAACCGAAGGTTATAAGAATTATAATCAGGTGCAACGCGCAGATGGTGAAAAGATATAATCTGTCCAAGAGTCCGCTACATCCTTATTGGATGAAAAGGTGCGCTGAACTTATACGAAATGAAGTATAAGAATTATAAGACAAAAAGCTTATAAGATAACATAATTGAAAACCTTTCTTCTGGCGATATTTTGTTGTATTAGATGTATATTATACCCCGGAACTAAAATTGCTGTTGCCGCCCCAACTCGAACGCAAGGTAATCAAGTTCTTGAAAAGATTGAAAAAGAGCTAATGAAGAAAAGCTACAATCTATGGTATGAAATAAAGTATATAAAATATAACAATAATATAGGTGAGTGTTACTTTAAAAATGGTTCATATATAAAGATTGTCACGATGGCTGATACTGCCAGAAGTGCCAGAGCGAATATTATATTCATTGACGAGTTTGTAAAATCTAAAAAAGATATTATTGACGGTGTTATTAAGAAGTTCTTGGTAGCTGAAAGAGAACCTAAGTTTTATTCAAAACCAGAATACAAAAATTATCCTAAAGAAAGAAATAAGGAAATTTATTGCTCATCAGCATATACGAAAGCAAATTGGGGATATAAGAAACTTAAAGGTTACGTTGATAATATTATACTTAGCGATAGGCGTTATTTTGTCTGTACACTACCCTACCAGATAGCTATTTTGGAAGGGTTGTTGTCTAGGGCGCAAGTAGAAGATGAAATGTCTGAAAGCGACTTTAATTATCTTACTTGGTCTATGGAAATGGAATGTCTTTTCTATGGAGATTCAAAGGAATCATTCTATAAATTTGACAACGTAACTGCTAGGCGTGTTTTAAAAGACCCTTATCCGAAACTCGAAGATGTATTAATAGGCGAAGCTAAAGTACCAAAACTACAAAAGGGCGAAAGAAGAATATTATCTGTTGACGTTGCTCTCATGGCTTCTACGAAACATGACAATGACGCAAGTTCAATAATGATTAATAGTGCTATTCGTGGTAGTGGTTCTGTTGGCAATTATATTTCAAATTACAGATTAATTGATTCAAGAGAAGGTTTAACAACTGATGATTTAGGTTTGCTAATTATGCGGTATTTTTATTTGTATGAATGTACAGATATAGCACTTGATACCAATGGTGTCGGTTTAGGTGTTTTTGACTACATAATTATGCCACATTATGATTCGATAACTCAAATAGAGTATACGCCACTTACAACAATTGATGCTAAAGATGTTATGGCGCAAAGATGTAAATATCCAAACGCCAAAAGAGTTGTGTGGTCTATAAAGGCTACTGAGAATTTCAATAGCCAAATTGCGCAGTCTTTACGTAGCGCAATTAATATTGGGAAAATAAATCTTCTTATAGATGAACATGATGCAGAACGGAAATTTATGGAAAGCAAAAAATACAGGGAGAGTTCAGCCGAGGAAAGGGTGAGCGCAAAAATGCCGTTCTATCAAACAACAATGCTAGTAAACGAATTAATTAATCTGAGGGTATATATAAAAGATAATAAGGTTAAACAATATGAAGGTAAAGGATATCGCAAGGATAGAGTTTCTTCAATGCAATATAATAATTACGTTGTAGACCAAATATCTTTAAAGCGTAGGCGTGGTGAAACTGACGATGGTTTTGCACCACAAATCCTTTTCAAAAAACCGAAATTACGAAAGATGTGATAGCTTAATTGCTATCCTTTTTTATTTTTAGAAAGGAGGTGGCGTATACGAAAACGTTTGACGAATTAACGCCAGAACAGAAAGAACGATTGATACAGTATACGGACTCTTTTAACGGTCAAAGGGAGCGTTTAATGTTCTCTCGTTTAAGGGAAACAATTGTTCAAGACCTTCTGAATTCAAAATACGAAGCATATAACGGAAGAAAATATAGTATCGAAAGACTTAATACTATGTTAGAAAATCCGTATACAACTTCTAACATGCAACAGTTAAGACAAATGAGTTTGTGGCTTTACTTAGTATCATCGCATTATCGGCGTTTGATTAACTACTATGCTACTCTCCCAACCTTTAATTATTATATCACTGGCGACCAAGTGCAGTTAAAGGAATTAACTGGCGCGAAAGCTAAGAAATATAATCAGTGTTATATGGAAACCGTTAATGATTTTGAAAGATATACACTGCGACAAACATCACCAGACATTATATCTCTAACATTATTGCAAGGCGCATTTTGCGGAATAATTTTTGAGGATGACAAGTCGTTCTTCGTTAAACCAGTTCCTATTAACTATGCAAGGATTTATAGCATCATGGACGACTGCTATAGGTTTGCGATAGATTTAAGTTATTTCTCTAATAACCTGTATTTACTTGATGCATATGGTGAAGATATTAAGCGTGCTTACTATTTATATGCGGGAAATAAAGAAACTGGAACAACTGGTGATAAAAATCTTAGGTGGTATGAACCAGAAAAACAGATATGTGTAAAGGCGGATAAAGACCCAACAATCATACTACCTTTCTTTTTAGGTGTATTCAAAGAAATACTTGACATAGATGATTACCGCACTCTTGCGAAAGCAAAAACAGAAGTGCAAAATTACAAAGCTCTTGTTATGAAACAAGAAACGGACGATGATGGAGTACCAAAATTAGATTTTAAAATCGCTATGAAATACTATAATCAGGCGGCGGGAAACCTCCCCGATGGCGTTGGTCTTATACTCTCACCGTTCGCTATGGATTCATTCTCATTTGATAACTCAAATGTTAAAGATACAGATGATGTAAATGAAGCTCGTAATAATTTATGGGCGGCTACAGGTACATCACCACTTATTTTTGGCTCTACTGCCGCTACATCTGCCGCCGCACTTATTTTAAGTACGAAACCAGATGAACAAGTAACATATGTTTTAACAAATCAAATAGAACGTAATTTCAATTTGTTACAAAAGTTTAAAAACAAATCTTATGTGTTTAAGATGAAGTTCTTACGCCAGTCTATTTACGACAAAACAAATGTACAGGACGCTTTCTCAAAGGCGGCTCAGTACGGCGTATCTGGCGCGAAAATAATGTATGCCGCTTCATTAGACTTATCACCCGCTGATGTAATAAATATGTCTTATATCGAAGATACGTTGTTAGGAATGACAACTAAAATATTCAACAAACCATTGGTTTCTTCTAACACAAGGTCTGCAAAAGATGTAGAAAACCAAGAAGGTGGCAGACCGACAAATGAAGAGCGTGGTGTTGAAACAACAGATAGCGGTGAGGTAAGTCGTGAATCTGACCAAGGCGAAAACGCTAAAATAAGTTAAAGGTGGTGGATTCATGAAAAACATATTAGTTGTATTTAATGACAAGGAAAAAGCTGAAAAACTTAAAGATATGGGTTTTGCATATATTATTGACCGCTCAAGCAATGAACCGAATTACGTTTTTACGTTTAATGAAAATGTCGCTAAAATTCTTATTACTAATTTTGATAATCATGATTATCATTTTTCGAATAGATTAAATTTTACTTTGTAAGGAAAGGAGGTGTAAGCGGATGGATGGCGAAAAGAAATTAAGTATAAATTTTGGCATGAAGCTATGTAATTACGAAAAATTAAATGATAGTTTTACAAAAGCTAAGTGTTATGTACTCGCTTTAGGAAAAAACAGAAATAAATCATTTTTCAGCAAAGACGCTGTAGAAAAAGCATATCCTTCCTTGCAATTCATACCAGTTGTCGGACACTTGATGACAACGGAAGATGGTAAACACTATTTGGGTGGTCATGATTATAAATTAAATGTAGATACTTTAAAACTGGAAAGTCAGTGCGTACCGTTTGGCGTGGCTATCCCCTCTTCTACCCCAACATATGAGGCTATTGTTGAGGGCGATGAGGTTAGTACATATCTTACAACAGACGTTATATTATGGACTGGCAGATATCCAGAATTAAAAGATGCTGTTTATGACGAAGATGTTATGTTCGGACAAAGTATGGAAATTCTTCTTGATGCAGTTGAACCGCTTAAAGAAGATAATTCATACACGAATATCACATCTTTTTCTTTTGACGCTCTTTGTCTCTTAAATAAATCTGATGATAGTAAGTTTAATATCGAACCTTGCTTCCCGAACGCATCTGTAGTTTCTACGGATTACTCGGCTATCAAAGTCGAATTTAATAAGCTTATGGAAGAGATGAAAGACGAATTGAAATTATACTTTACATCTTTAGGAGGTAACGAATTGGAAAAGGATACTAGAGTTGACGATTCCAAAACTGTAGAAACTTTCGCCGCAACATACGGTAAGAAGAGAAAGGCTCTTGCTTCTCTTTTAGATAGTATGCATAAAGTCGAGAAAGATGCCACTGGCAAGGAGATTGGTTTTACAAGCTATTGGCTCAACGATTTCGCAGATGATTATGCGCTCATCGAGAAGGAAGTATATTCCTATGCAGACGGTGGTAATTGTTCTCGTACTAATTGGAAAATCGGTTACGAATATAATGAAGCGGATGGTACAGCGAAGTTTGTTGGGGAAGCCGTAGAGGTTACTCTTGAGTGGCTTACTGCCGAGGACAAACAGAAACTTGCGGAAGCAGAAACAAAAAAGGAAGAAGAAATTGCAACTTCTTTCAGAA